GCGGCGGCGGCGGCGGTGAATGGAGAGCTAGACTAGCTGGACCTACTGGTCAGTTAGTATTTCCCTACACTCCAACTATTTCAATATCTGGTGGCGCTACGTATGATGAACAAGCTATAACTCATCAAAATTATGCATTTTTTGCCTATCAGAATAGCAAAGCAGAAACAATACAAATATCTGCACCATTTTTTGTTACTGATTCAGTAGAAGGTCAAGCATGGGTTAAAGCATTAACTTTCTTAAGAGCGTCTACTAAGATGTTTCAAGACGGTAATCCTCCTGCAATTTTTAAATTTAATGCCTACGGGGATTATGTGTTTAAGGACATTCCGGTTATTGTAAAAAGTTATTCAGTAGATTTACCAACTGGCGTTGACTATATTGCGGCAGGAACAAGTCATGTACCAACTAAGAGTACGTTTAATGTAACACTAAGCCCAATCTATAGTAGAGAAAAAGTAAAAACATTTAATCTACAATCATTTATTAACGGCGGATCAGCAGGATTTATCTAATGGCAGCAATATATAATAATACTAGTCCATGGGCAGAAACGCCCGTTGTAGAGAACTACTTGAGTTTTTTAACAATTCGTCCGGTCCCTGCAGAGCCCGACGATTTTCTCTACACCATAGAAAGTCAATACACTCATCGTCCTGACTTGTTAGCTTATGATTTATATAAAACATCAAAACTGTGGTGGGTATTCACACAACGAAATTTAAATGTTCTACAAGATCCAATTTATGATTTTATTCCTGGCGTACAAATTTATATACCCAAAGGTGTTAGCTTAACTAAATTGATGGGATTATAATATGGGATTTTTAGATTCAGCAACTAATGCAATCGGTGCTACTAATAGGGTTGTTGGCAACATAGGACAGGCAACCAGTAGCATATCCGCGGTTACCCAGTCTGCTGCTCTTATACGAAGTTCGGCAATTAACGGATTAACCAACACAGGCAGTGGAGTAGTAGGTCAAATAGCAGGTGTTGCCAACGCCGCTGCAGGAATTGCAGCTGGAGTGCAAGGTGCCATAGCAGGCGCAGCCGGCCTTGCAGGCGCAGCCGCTGGAGTAGCAGGAGCACTAGGTGCAACAGGCCTAGCAGGAGCACTAGGTGGCTTTGCAGCAAGTTTAGGAGGTGCCACCGCCGCAGGCGGTGCTGGCGCTGAAATACCGTCAAACCCACTACACAAATATGCATCATACACTTATATGTTTGGACTATATGCACTAACTGACGGTGAAGTTAACGGCGGCCAACGAAGTCCGTATGCAGGTATTCCTATTATTCAAATGCCCACTGGTCCAACAATTGGTGCTACTACCTTTATGGACAATGTTAAAATATCTGGAACAATTGGACTAGACAAACAAGCAGGAAATAGTAATGCATTGAGCATAAGTTTTAAAGTTATCGAACCGTATAGTATGGGTAAATTCTGGGAAACTTTACAAACCGCAGCATTAATGGCAGGACATAAAAACTATGTTGATGCCCCTTACATGCTGGCAATTATTTTTAAAGGCCACTTTAACGCAGACGAACAGTTTCAGAAAATTCCTAAAACTGACAAATACATTCATATGAAAATTAGAGAAGTTAGTATGCGTGTTACTGCTCGTGGTTCAGAATACGATATTGAAGCTTATCCGTGGAACGAACAAGGTATGTCGAGTACATTTTCTGAAATTAAAACAGATGCAATGATATCTTGTAATGAAGGCGGCACTTATACTGTAGAAGATATTTTAACAAACGCAGATAAGAGTTTAAAGAAAATTATCAATGATAAACTTAAAGATGATAAAACTAGGAAGAAAAACGTTACCTATGCTCATGAAATAGACATTGTATTTCCAACATATCCTTATACTAGTAACGATATGGGAAACCCAATTGGTATATCTAAACTAGGACTCGATGTGTACAATAAAGGTGACACACCAATGGCAAAAGATAATGCAGCATATGATCCTGCAACCGGAATCTATACACGCGGCAACATTCAGATAAACACAAAAAATGCAAACTTTAAATTCGCCCAAGGCGCCACAGTACAAGATATTATTAACCAAGTTATATTAACCAGTGACTATGGAAAGAAAGCACTAGAAGAAGCCAACCAAACACCCGACGGTAAAGTCACTTGGTGGAGGATTGAAACCCACCTGCATAATATTTCTGATGAAGATCCTAAGACTGGATCAAAAGCTAAAAAAGTAATTTTTAGAGTAGTTCCTTATCTAGTAGACGCTACGGTATTCACAGCACCCAACACTGGTTCAAAAGGTTCTGCCGGCATGGCTATCTCAAGAGATTACAATTACATCTACACAGGTAAAAATCACGATATACTTGATTTTGCCATAGAGTACAAGGTTGGATTTTATCGTGCATTTAACGCAGACGGCGGAAAAAATTCTGAAGATAAAACATTAGCACAGGCTAGTGGAGGCGCAGCAGATTCACCAGGAGGTGGCGGCGGCGCAGCAGAAGGACAACCTATTGGCGGCACTGGCGTAGAGAAAAAGAAAAATGATTCAAAAGGAACATCTACTGCTAAATCAGGCGGCGGAACTAATTTTGATGATGCAGCAACTACCGCAGCTAGGCAGTTTCATGATCTAGCAACTCGCGGTTACGACATGCTAAATTTGAACTTAAAGATATTAGGCGACCCGTATTTCCTTGGAGATAGCGGCCATGGCAACTTTACGATCCCTACTGCTGGCAGTGGAATAAACACAGCAGGATCAGTTGACTGGCAAACCGGCGAAGTTTTTATTAAAGTAACATTTAGAACTCCTGAAGATGCTAACACAGACACCGGGTTGTATGACTTTGGCAACACAACAGCAGTAAGAGAATTTACGGGATTTTATAAAGTATTACAAGTTGAAAACGAATTCAGTAGAGGCAAGTTTACCCAGACGTTAGGACTAACTAAACAAACAGTAAGTGAAGGTGGCGGAGGAAACTTCCCGCCCAAAGAGCCTCCACCGAATGACCTTGGTGACTTTTACGGATAATCAAACATGGCAGAAGAATTTAGAAAAGGCGCCAACGCCGAAACCCCCGACGCTGGCCCCTTTCTGGCTAAAATTGTTAGTCACCTTGACCCAACATATATGGGTACCCTTGAAGTGCAAATCCTGCATGAAACAGGTAACGACGAAGATAGAGAAGGGCAACTACGTACTGTAAAATATCTAAATCCGTTTTATGGATCTACACATATTGACTACGTTAGTGATGCTTCTGATACACACGATAATACACAAAAAGCCTACGGCATGTGGATGATTCCTCCTGATGTTGGTACTATTGTTATGGTAATTTTTATCGGCGGAGATACTCGAAAAGGTTTCTGGATGGGCTGTGTTCAGAACGAAGACATGAACTTTGCTATTCCAGGATATGCTGCTACTCAGTATGTTTCAGGTGACAGTAGAGAAACTGACACTGAAAAAGAAAGAGTACCTGCCGGCGAATACAATAAAATACTTCACCCTGACACTGAAAGTGACACTACAAAAAAAGATAAACCTGAACACCCAAGTGCTACCGCAGTTGAGGCACAAGGACTACTAAAAGATGACATTCGTGGAATTACAACATCAAGTGCCCGTCGAGAAGTACCTAGTATGGTATTTGGTATTAGTACTCCTGGCCCTGTAGATAAAGCAGGCAAGATTGGTAAAGTAGGAAAATACGAACACAAGATTCCTAACGCATTTGTGTCAAGATTAGGCGGATCGTCATTTGTAATGGATGACGGTGATGACAAGTTTTTACGTAAGAAGTCAGCATCTGAAGGCCCACCTGAATATGCTGCGGTTGAGCTAGGTGAAACAGACGGCATTAAGACTATATTACACAATGAATTAATTCGATTGCGTACTAGAACAGGTCATCAAATCTTAATGCACAATAGTGAAGATTTGATTTACATTGGCAATGCTCGTGGCACAGCATGGATCGAATTAACCAGTGATGGAAAAATAGAAGTTTACGCAGAAGATAGTATTAGTTTTAGAACTAAACAAGACTTTAACTTTTATGCTGATCGTGATATTAATATAGAGGCAGGTCGTAATTTTAATACTAAAGTACACGGTGAAATGCATACCAATGTAATTAAAGACCAAGTATTAATTGTTGACAGAGATCAAAAGATACACATCAAGCGCAGAAAAGATGAAACCATTGACGAGCAATATCGTCAAACAGTAAATGATGATGTTAAGAAATATTATGCAACAGATTACACTCATAATATTGACGGTAGAATGGATTTAAAGGTAGCCGACGGGTTTAGCTTTAGTGGCGGCAACGGCGCCTCTGGAGCCGAGTTTGGCCCACTAGATGCAACTAGTCAGGATCCTGCAGATCCAGTAAGTAATGATACAGAAGCATCGAGTCCGGTAGCAGATATTAGTGGAGCAACTCCTGACAGGATTGATATTAAGATTTATAAAGATATGCGTGTTGAACATATTGGTGTTAACGTTGATCACACTATTCGCGGCTATTTAAAGACTAAGATTACCGGAAATGTAGATCTACACACTGACGGCACCTATGAACATTACACAGCAGGCAATGTAGACATTAACACTCCTTCTAATTTTACAGCATATGCAGGGGGCAATGTTGATGTAAAAACAGCAGGCCACTTATTCCAGCAG